GATAACGCCTATCGACTACGCTGAAATCATATATAGAAGTATAAAGAGTTATAATGAGGCTTACACATTAGTGGAAGTCAATGATATAGGTGAGCAAGTATCAGAAGTATTGCATTACGAATTTGAGGTAGAGACACTCATGTTCACAGAGTCCGCTGGTAGATCAGGTAAAAGAATATCTACTGGATTCTCAAAGAAAGCAGATAAAGGCATTCGAACAACCAAAGCGGTCAAGGCAGTTGGATGCAATATGCTTAAGATGTTAGTCGAGCAAGATCAACTCATACTGAACGATTTTGACACGATAAACGAACTATCCACATTCTCTAGAAAGGGAAACTCATACGAAGCAGAGTCTGGATGTCACGACGATTTAGTTATGGGATTAGTACTGTTTGCCTGGATGACCGATCAGATGTTCTTCAAAGAGATCACTGATATAAACACAGTCAACGCTCTAAGACAAAGAAATGAAGAAGAATTAATGGAAAGCTTAATGCCTATAGGCTTCAATAGCTATGATAACAGTACTTCGGAAGTAGTACATACAGTTTCTGACACAGACAATAACTGGTTAAGCTAAGTTCCTATTATTATAAATAGAAATAGAATATCATAATACACATTATAGGCACATCAATGGCTTATAACTTATACTAAACAAGGAGATACAACAATGGCTTTTCAACTAAGTCCAGGCATTAATGTCAGTGAAGTCGATTTGACTAATGCTACTCCGGCTGTGGGAACAACCGAGGGTGCAATCGCAGGCGTATTTAGATGGGGTCCTGTAAACGAAAGAATCTTGATCACTTCAGAAACTGAATTAGTGAATCGTTTTGGCGAACCAACTACAGTTTTTACCGACACAACAAATGCTGATACATGGACAAACCATGAGACATTTTTCACGGCATCAAATTTTCTAGGTTATAGTGACGCATTGTATGTTACTCGCGTAGTATCAAGTGGAGCAGGTGATGACACAGACGCATCTATAGCACAAATCAGCTCTTCAGCGTTTAAGGCTAAATATTACGGTAAGTTAGGTAACTCGATCAGCGTATCGTGGTGTAAATCAGGTCAATATGCCGCTGGTTCTGTAGTCGATTCAGCCACAACTACTACAATAAACGTTACTCCATCATCGACAGCAGTAACATTTAACGGTTTCTCCAGTGCTACTACAGCCGCTGCCGCATTAAAGAAAGGCGACAGAATTAATGTCACTGGCGGTACTGGTCAGGAACTAGTTCTTGCAGCTAACGCTACTATTACTGGCGGTACTCTTGGCAGTGCGGTAACATTCGAATCTGATTCTGCCCCAAGTGGCGTAACTGATGCTGGTGTTATCATTCATGATGGCACCAACGCTGGCACTATTCTTGCTTCTAGCATCATCAATGTAGGCGCAAGTCAAACTTGGGCTGCTGGTGATCCAGTACTCTATAGTGCTGGAACTCATGGTGTTCTAGGTGGACTAGTAGACGGAAGAATCTACTTTGCGATACCAGTTGTTGCTAACACTGGTGTTAAGAGTGCAAGTGCTTCTTACGCATTCAAATTAGCAGCTACTTCTGCTGATGCTATCGCTCATATCGATGGCACTCCTAAGAACATTCAGATCACAACTTTATCTGGTGGTACTTCTGGGGAAAATAGTTTGGCTCCATATTCTACTATCGCTGTTAGTGGCACATTTACTACTAGATATACAGGCGCGGTAGCAGTATCTGCTGGAGCATACACAAAACAGTGGGGCGATGCTAATCTATTCGATGCTGATCCTACTACTGGTAATATCCATCTTATCGTTCGTGATCTCGATGGCAAAATATCTGGTGTTGCTGGAACTGTTCTTGAGCGTTATGAAGATATCTCAACAGTATCAACAGCTAAGAAGTTTGACGGCACTACTAACTTTATCACAGACGTACTATTTCAACGATCTAAGTATATCGCATTAGCAGAAACTGATATGGCATACGTCAACACTACTGCTGTAGTCTCTTCAGGCACGAAGCTAGAGGGCGGCAGAGACGGACAAGACGAAAAAAATATCACTTTAGGACCTCTTGCTTTAGGTTACGATCTATACAAAGATGCCGCAGATGTTGACATCTCTTTTATCCTACAGGGTAAAGCTAAAACACACGCCCTCGCAAACTACATTATCGATAATATCGCTGAAGTTCGTAGAGATTGTGTCGCATTTGTATCGCCAGAGCTTAGTGATATAACTGTTGCAAATATAGTAGACTTTGCTGGTAATCTAACTGCAAGTAGCTACGCTGTTGTTGATAGCGGATACAAGTATCAATATGACAAGTATGCTGATGTTTATCGCTGGATACCATTAAATGGTGACATCGCTGGACTATGTGCTAGAACAGACGATCTTAGAGATCCTTGGTTCTCTCCTGCTGGATATAGCAGAGGTAACGTTAAGAATGCTGTTAAGCTTCAAGTTAATCCTAATAAAGCTCAAAGAGACTTATTATACAAAAATAACGTCAATCCAGTTATCACTCAGCCTGGTCAAGGAACAATATTGTTCGGTGACAAGACTTTCTCTGGAAGCACTAGCGCATTCGATAGAATCAATGTTCGCAGATTGTTTATTGTTCTTGAGAAGACTATCAGTCGAGCGGCTAAGTCTACGCTATTTGAATTCAACGACGAATTCACAAGAGCACAGTTTGTCAATTTAGTTGAGCCTTTCCTAAGAGACGTACAGGGTCGAAGAGGCATTTATGACTTTAAAGTTATATGTGATGCGACTAATAACACCCCTGGTGTTGTAGACGGTAACCAATTCGTTGGAGACATCTATATTAAGCCAGCACGTTCTATCAACTTCATCCAGTTGAATTTCGTAGCAGTTAGATCTGGTGTAGAGTTCTCAGAGATCGTTGGCGCGGCTTGATAAATAACATAACAAACAAGGAGAAATAAACAATGGCTTTCAACATCAATGAAATTAAAAGCCAGCTGACCTTCGGGGGAGCCAAAGCGTCACTATTCCAAGTATCGATCACTAATCCGATCAATGGAATTGCTGACCTTAAGACACCCTTTATGGTACAGGCAGCACAGATTCCAGAGAGCACTATCGGTACAATTGAAGTACCTTACTTTGGACGTAAAGTGAAGATTGCTGGTGACAGAACATTCGCGGAATGGACTGTTACTATCATGAATGATGAAGACTTTCTAGTGCGTAATGCAATGGAAGAATGGATGGCTTCAATCAACTCTCATGAAGGCAATATCACACAGCTGGGCAGTTCAAGTGCATCTGAGTATAAAGCTCAAGCACAGATCACACAGTACTCAAAAACTGGTGCACCGCTTAGAACATATAACTTTAACGGCTTATTCCCAACGAATGTTGCTGCTATAGGTATGGACTGGGGCACAACGGATGACATCGAGAAGTTCGATGTTACATTCCAGTATGATTGGTGGAACGTCTCTGGTGGTATCACCGGCGATGGCGGCACCTCGGTATAATTGATAACGATAATTTAAAGGGAGAGAATAAACTCTCCCTGAGAATTAGAGGATAAAATATGGCAGAATTATTTGGTTTCGAGATAAAACGTAGAGCTGACAAAGAAGCGAAGAATATTCCTTCTTTCGTCCAAGCTAACGAAAACGATGGCTCTATTGATATAGCAGCCACGGGAACGGCAGCTAGTAGTTATTTAGACCTAGCAGGAACAGCACGATCAGAAGCAGAGCTTGTACAGAAGTACAGGTCTATGCTACAGCAACCAGAAGTTGCTCAAGCTGTAGACGATATCGTAAACGAAGCGATCAGCATATCTTCTAGCGAAAAAGTTGTCGAGTGCGTTACTGATGACGTTGATCAGCCAGATAATATCAAGAAAAAAATAAGGGAAGAGTTTGATACGGTTCTTAGACTTCTAGACTTTTCTTCTACTGGATATGATACGTTTCAAAAGTGGTACGTTGACGGAAGAATCAACTATCATGTGATGATTGACGTGACACAGCCTAAAAGAGGCATTCAAGAGTTACGCTATATCGATCCAAGAAAGATACGCAAGATTAGAGAGTTTGATACCAAAGGTCAGCAGAGCAATGGAAATGACAATAAGTTTCTGACTAAGCATATAAAAAACGAGTATTATCTGTACAGCGAAAAGGGCTTTATGGGTCAAGCAGGGTCTTCTGCTCAAACAGCTCACACAGGCGATAATGGTCTAACTGGACTTAAGATAGCAATAGATTCAGTAGTACACGCTAACTCTGGTTTACTGAATGAGACTAACTCACTCATCATATCTAATCTGCACAAGGCACACAAGCCTTTAAATCAGTTAAGAATGATGGAAGATGCTGTAGTTATTTACAGAATAGCTAGAGCACCAGAAAGAAGAATTTTTTACATTGATGTAGGTAATTTGCCTAAGGTTAAAGCAGAGCAATATCTACGAGATATGATGACTAAGCATAAGAATCGTTTAGTTTATGATGCCGCTACAGGTGACGTTAAAGATGATCGCAGACATATGAGTATGACTGACGATTTCTGGTTACCTAGAAGAGAGGGTGGAAAGGGTACTGAGATCACTACATTGCCTGGTGGTCAGAATCTAGGTGAACTAGATGACGTACTATACTTTCAGAAGAGACTATTTAAGTCTCTGAATGTACCCCTCTCTCGTATGGAGACAGACAATGCATTCTCTCTAGGTAGAGCCTCGGAGATATCAAGAGATGAGATTAAATTCAGCAAGTTTATAAGTAGATTGAGATCAAAATTCTCATCGCTGTTTGATAAGATTTTAGAGAAGCAATTGATACTTAAAGGAGTCATTAAACCTGACGAGTGGGCAGAAATACAAGCCACTATCAGATATGATTTCATGAGTGATAACCACTTCGAAGAGTTAAAAGAAAGCGAAGTTCTAAGAGAAAGACTGAACCTCTTAAGAGATATTGACGATTATGTTGGTAAGTATTACTCAGCAGACTGGGTAAGAAAGAATGTTCTCATGATGAGTGAAGATCAGATCGAAGAAATGCGAAATCAGATCGAAGAGGACGAAGAAGACTCGAATGACGCAGAAGACGAGTTCGGAGATGGAGACAATGAAGGCGAAAGTAGTCCAGAAGAGGATTCTCCAGATGACGAGCCTAAAGATGACGAGCCTAAAGACGACGATATCGGTGAACCGTCTTTAGCCTAGTAATTATAATAAAGTATAAATAACCATATAAGTAAGGAGATAGATATGAGTGTTAGTGATTTGATTAAGAGTGCGATGGATAAAGATGCAGAGTCTTTCGAAACATCGTTTGATGGTATTATGGCAGATAAAATGACTTCGGCTATCGAAACAAAATATGACACTATGTTTGGCGCTAAAGCAGACTCTGCTGAAGAATCGACAGACGTAGAAACAGACTAGGAATAAAAGGAATAAACATGAAATCTTTTAAGCAGTTCGCAGAGACAGTAGAGATCATTAGAGATAAGGATCAAGCCTTTGTTGACAAGCATATTGTAGACATTAAGGATCTTCCTGATGGTTATAAGCAGGCAGAAGTACTTGACTTATCAGCTAATCGTCTTGCTGATCTTGAAAAGGGTGAAGATAAGGAAGTATATGAAGCAGTGGAATTCACTGAAGAAGAGATGACTGACGCCCAGAAAGCGAAGAAAGAAAAGATCGTTAAAGAACTCAAAAAGAAAATGAGTGAGTTCAAAGGTCGTTACGGTGATAAAGCTACTGATGTATTGTATGCGACTGCTACTAAGATGGCAATGAAAGACGAAGATGAAGACGAAGATGATCTAGAAGAGTCGTACAAAGAAGGCTACTACTCAGAAGGCGTTATCGCTGACTTAGAGAAGATCGTTAAAACTAAGAGCATGGGCGAAGTCAAGTTCAAAGATGGTAAGAAGCAGAAGATCGATCTCTTCTCAGCATCTGCTGTGCTTAATGCGTACAAATCGTTAAATTCAGTTAACAAGAAAAAAGTTGAAAGTATGTTATCTGACAAGACACAGTTTACTCGATTCGTATCTTTCGCAATGCAAGCAAGCAAATAAGGAATAGATATGAGCTTACTAATCAAAGAAATTGTTGAAGACGTAGAATACATCACTGAAGCCAAAGAAGATGGTACTAAGCAGTATTTCATCGAAGGCATCATTATGCAAGGTGACATCAAGAACCGTAATGGTCGTATGTATCCTAAAGAGATCCTTGCTAAAGAAGTGAAGCGATATAACGAAACTTACGTTCAGAAAAACAGAGCATATGGCGAGTTAGGGCATCCAGCAGGTCCAACGATTAATCTTGATCGTGTATCTCATATGTTTACAGAGTTAAGACAAGAAGGTTCTAACATCGTTGGTCGTGCTAAAGTAATGGACACGCCAATGGGTAAGATCGTTCAGAACATCATGGACGCAGATGGTACTTTAGGTATTTCATCTCGTGGCATGGGTTCTATCAAACAGAATAAGAGTGGTATCATGGAAGTCCAGAGTGACTTTATGTTAGCTACCGCAGGGGATATTGTAGCCGATCCATCAGCACCAGACGCTTTCGTTAAGGGAGTGATGGAAGGTGTAGATTGGATTTACGATGTAGCTT